GCAAGAGAAAACGAGGGGAATCCCCTCGTTTTTTATTAAGCTGCCTTTATAATTTCCTGTGGTGTGAATGAAAAGTATAAATCACTGCCAGCTTCTAAGCTCTCACGCTCGTATAATACTATTGCCCTATCAGATGCAGCAGATAGCTTTATCTTTTCAATTGCGCTCTCTTTAGTTTCAAAAGCTCCAATGCGCACACCGTTTTCAAGATCTCCTGCATATGGAACGGATGACACTCCGTCAGAATCTTTCATGAACCAGTAAGCCGTGTAATGCTCTTCGCCGTTTGGTCTAACTCCGTACCAAAAATCTAGTGAGTTTAAATATTCTTCGCAGTTGATTTTCTTTGTAATTTCGTTTAACATAATTATAGCTCCTTTTAATTATCAGGGGTGATGATTTTTAGGGTGTTTCGAGCCGCTCCAACGGCTCGATTTTTTATTTTTTGTTTTCCTGAACCTGTTCAACTATTAGAGATTCAATGTAGTTGCTCAGCGTCCTGTTTTCGCTTGCCGCTATCTCGGTAGCAGCAGCCTTTAGTGTCGGTGTCATTCGTACTGAGACCCTTTCCGTTTTTTTCTCCGCTCCCATGTGTGCACCTCCTAAACTGAGTAAGTGAATGTAACACTTTCAATTTCCTCAGCGAATTTATACACCTTTTCAGTGTATTCCCAGCCGTTTACATCGGGACCGTCAAGCAGACTGTCATTAACATTGTCGTAGTCCTTACCGAAGATAGCTCTGATTTTTTCAAAATTCTGAAATTCTCCGTCGCTGTATAGGTTAATTAACTCTCCAGTGCTATTAACTCTTGCATCGATTCTGCTGTATTTCATTTTCTACCTCCTTGAGCATTTTTGCTCCTTTCTCTTAACTTGATTACATTGTACACCTAACGTCGGACAATGTCAACACCTTTTTCAAAACTTTTTTAAAAATTTTGAAGCAGGCGAAAAAACGCATGTTAGTAGGCATAATTAAAGCTGGAGGAAATCATGGATTGGAACAAGCTCGAAGTAGAATACATAACAACGAATACATCATATGCGAAACTGGCTGCTAAATACGGTACATCGGCGCGCACAATTTCAGAATATGCACGCCGCCACGAGTGGAAAGAAAAGCGCAGGAAATATGTATCAGATACTGTCGGAAAAGCTGTAGAGCGCGTATCTAAATTAGAATCTATAGACTTATCTAAAGAAATAAGCATAGTACATAACTTGTCTAATATAATGAGCGACGCTCTTTTAGATCCAAAACAGTTCAATAGATATCTGGTTGAAGAAACTGAATACAATTCAGATGGCTTTCCAGTATCAAAGAAAACTGTTGAGAAAAAATTTAAGCGAACAGATTTTAAACAGGTAAAAGATGCTGCAAACGCTTTACAAGCAATTGAAAAAATGAGGCGGTCAATGGAGACTATTCTCACATTTCAGGAAAAGGAAGAACTCAAGAATGCAAAGAAGAGAATTAGGCTCGAAGAAAGAAAAGTTAAGCTGCTTGAAGCCGAGGCAGAAAACAAAAATATCAGCGTTGAAGAGGCTGAAAGCATTGTACTTGTTAACTTAAGCGATGAAGAGGTTGCGGAGGTCGAAGAATGAAAATAGCATGGGAGCCGCAGCCACGTCAAAAAGTATTTATGAGCCGTCCAGAGTACGAAGTATTATATGGTGGTGCAGCTGGAGGCGGAAAGAGCGACGCCATATTATGCGAAGCACTAAGGCAAGTACATATACCAAGTTATAAAGGGCTAATCTTAAGGCGCACATTCCCACAGCTCTCGGAGCTTATGGATAGATCCATAAACCTATATTCAAAAGCCTTTCCGAGTGCAAAATTCAACGAATCAAAATACGTATGGAAGTTCGGAAGTGGAGCAAAAATATATTTTGGAAATCTGCAAAGGGAGATAGACAAATACAATTACCAGGGTAAAGCGTATGACTTTATCGCCTTTGACGAATTAACGCACTTTACAAGAACACAGTACATGTATCTAATGTCGCGTAATAGGCCTACTGCGCCAGGAACGAGAGTATATATAAGAGCTAGCGCAAACCCTGGCGGAGTTGGTCATGGCTGGGTAAAAAAGAGATTTATAACACCTGCGCCGCCTATGACGCGTATTAAGGGAGTATATAAAATCGTTACGCCAACAGGTGAATTAATAGAGCGTGTACGTAGCCGTATGTTCGTGCCATCAACAGTCTTTGATAACAAAAAGCTGCTAGAAAACGATCCGTACTACATCGCAAATCTAGCCATGCTTCCGGAAGCAGACAAAAAAGCACTGCTGTACGGAGACTGGAATTCATTCAGCGGACAAGTATTCACAGAGTGGAGCGACGAGATAGAGCATTATGCAGATCGTAAATGGACCCACGTTATAAGTCCTTTTAAGATCCCTGAAACATGGAGAATCTATAGAGGTTTTGACTGGGGATACTCAAAGCCATTTAGCGTAGGTTGGTACGCAGTAGATAACGACAATAGACTATATAGAATCAACGAGCTATACGGCTGCACAGATCAGCCGAACACCGGCGTTAAATGGACCACTGAGAAGATCGCTAAAGCAATAAAAGAAATTGAGGAATCAGATCCAAACCTAAAAGGGCGAACTATATCAGCTGTTGCAGATCCCGCAATATTCCAAGAAAACGGCGGTAAGTCAATAGCAGATTCGTTTATGGAAGCTGGTGTGTACTGGGAGAAGGGAGACCATACACGTATACCTGGCAAGATGCAGTGCCACTATAGATTAGCCTTTGATGAAAACGGAATACCAATGTTCTATTGCTTTTCAAACTGCAAAGACTTTATCAGAACAGTACCGGAGCTAATTTATAGTGAAACAAAGGTTGAGGATATCAATACCGAAATGGAAGACCATATATACGACGAGTGGAGATATGTATGCATGGAGTCACCTATAAATGAGCGACGAGATGCCAGAGCAAAGCTATACGAGGGAACAGACGGAACACACGACCCGTTAAATATGATTCCTGCACAGCTAGGACGATACGACTTTTTCAAATACATGTAAGGAGCGAATATGAAAGACAAGAAGAAGAAACTAAAAGAGCAAAACGCTAAAGAGGTTGAAAAGGCTAAGCCATTAAGAGACCAGGAACAGCCAGAAGATGACGAGCCCGAAGAAGATCCGGCGCAAGCTGAGGGAGATAAACAGCTGATGAAGAGGCTAGGAATAGACCCAAAGAAAGCAGCCGAAGAACCTATTGAGGATGAAGAGGAAGAGCCAGACTATATAGAGCAGGAACCAGAGCCAACATCACTAGATAAGAAGGAAGAACCGGAAACGGATTATGGAGCATTTAACGAAGATGAAGGGAAAGAATGGGACCCGAACTATGGCCGAAAAGGAATCATTGATGAAGAGGTTATAGGAGAGGCGAAAAACACATACGAAAAGTACAAGCAGAATCTTGAGAAGTTCAAAAAGCGCATCGTCGAGAATGAAAAATGGTGGCAATTCAAACAGTGGGAAGTCATAGGGGATGCACAAGGAAAAGAAAACGATCCAAAGCCTGAAAGTGCATGGATGTTCAATTCACTTGCTAATAAACACGCTGATGCTATGGATAATTATCCTATGCCTAATCTATTGCCGCGTGAAGAGAGCGACAAAGGTTCCGCACTGTCGCTATCAAAGATTGTTCCATGCATACTAGATAACTGCGACTTCCAGCAGATATATAGTGATGCATGGTGGTACAAGCTAAAACAAGGATTTTGCGTATACGCTACATACTGGGATAACACAAGAGATAACGGCGCTGGGGATATTGCCGTAAAACAAATAGATGTTCTAAATCTATTATGGGAGCCAGGAATTAAATATATCCAGGATTCACCGAACATCTTTTTAATAGACGCCGTGGATAACGATATCCTTGTAGGGATGTACCCAGACTTAGAAGGCGTGCTATCAAATTCTGCAGGTGCTGAAATCGTGAAGTACGATACAGAGCGTGACGATTCAGCGTCAAACAGAACAGTTGTTTATGATTGGTACTATAAGCAGACTGTTGAGGGTAGAACGATAGTACACTACTGCAAATTTATAGACGGTCACGTACTCTTTGCATCTGAAAACTGCGAAGAGTATTTAGAGAGCGGATATTACATTTCAGGCGAATACCCGTTCGTTGTGGATAACCTATTCCCGGTTGAATCTGAAATGCTAGGCTTCGGATATATCGATGTTATGAAGTCTCCGCAGATGGTCATAAATAAGATGGACCAGATTGTCGCAAAGAATGCTGCGCTTGTCGGTAAACCTAGATGGGGAGTCAACAAGAACTCGGGGATAAATCCAGAACAGTTAGCTGATTACTCACAAGATTTCTTTGAGATAAACGGCAAACTAAACGATGACAATGTTAGGCAGTTCCAAACAACGCCATTACCGTCAATGGTTATGAATTACCTTGAGATGAAGAAGGAAGAACTAAAAGAAACCTCGGGCAATCGTGACTTCTCGCAGGGAAGTACGGCCGCAGGTGTAACGGCAGCTAGCGCCATTGCAGCACTGCAAGAGGCAGGCTCGAAGTTATCACGCGACATGATAGGCGGTTCATATAGAGCATATGTAAGGCTGGTTAAGCAGATTATAGAATTAATCAGACAGTTCTATGATGAGCCTCGTTGTTTCAGAATTGACGGAGAAGGTGGATCATACGAATTTATCAGTTTTGAAAATTCATTGCTTAAAGAAACAACAATTGACGATGTAACAGGACAGCCAGAAATTGTAAAGAAACCTATATTCGATGTTAAAATCTCCGCTGCCAAAAAGAACGCGTTTAATAGAGCATCGCAAAATGAGACGGTCAAAGAGCTATACGGTATGGGCGTGTTTAATCCAAACAACTATGTACAAGCAGGAATGCTGTTAGATGCTATGGACTTCGAAGGAGTGGAAGAACTCCGCAGGAAAGTAGGAGAAAACGGAAATCTAAATGAAAAACTGAATCAGTTAGCTGGTATCGCCATGCAGATGGCAGGAATGCTAGACCAGACAGTTGGAGCAGGGGAATTCACATCGCAGGTACAGCAAGCTCTCGGAATGGAAGTAGCACCGCAGTTAAACGCTGCCGCATATGAGGCTAGGCGCGGTATAGATAGACCGGTAAACACTAGAGCGGCAAACATCAGAGATAGAGCAAGTAACCAGGCAAGCGTAGGAGAAGGTCATGACATCAGCAAAACTGACGAGTAAGAGAGATGAACAAGGCAAAATCACGTATACGTTAGATATCAAAGCGCACGCAGGCGAGAGCCATGTGTGCTTTGCGATTAGCACGCTAGTACATACAGTGTCGGATATGGTTGAAAGATTAGAGAGCTCAATCAATATCAAACCTGGCGATGCAGTAATCAGCTTTACATCACATCCGAACAACGTAAATGAAATGATATACGCAAGAATCATATATACATTTGCATGCAAAATGTTAACGATTCTTGAAGAGGGATATCCCCAAAATATCAAAGTGATTATGCCGTAGTCGAATAATAAATAATTTTTTTATATCATAAATCCGTAAAGATAAATGCTCGCGGGTAAGCCGCAGGAGGAACAATGACATATAGAGATTTTTACCTCTTCGATGGAGAGGGCGGCGAAGGAACAAGCGGTAATACTGGTGTCGCTACCAGTGCTGAAGAGGGCACAGCCCTTGAAGAAAAGAAAGATGATGATTTGTTTGACGATAACAGCTATGACGATAGCGAAGAAGCAGACGATGAACCATCAGAGGGTGAAAACGCCGATGAACCCAAAGACCTATCTGCAGAGTTCGAAGAACTAATCAAAGGAAAGTATAAAGACTTATACGATGCGCGCGTTAAGGATACGCTTTCAAAGAGATTCAAGAACGCAGAAGCAGATAGAAGTCGACTTGGTGAATATGAAGATGCGCTGTTTGTACTGTATGACAAGTACGATATCGAGCCTGGTAATCTTAGCGGACTCAAAGAGGCAATCGCGAAAGATGGCGAACTGCTAGAAGAAAGAGCAGAAAGAGAAGGGCTATCGGTTGAACAGTACAAGTACCAGAAGAAACTCGAGGCGGAAAACAGAAGGCTTGAAGCAGAACAGAGAAAAAGAGCTGCTAAAGAGCAAGCAGACGCACTGTACGAGCAGTGGGAATCAGAATCCGCTGAACTAAGAAATGTGTATCCACACTTCAACCTTAAGAAAGAGGCTAGCGAGAATCCTGAATTCATGAGCTACCTTGAATCCGGAATGAGTGTGAGAAAAGCTTTTGAAGCAGCACATATACAGGAGCTTATCTCTGGCGCTATTCAGATGGCAACCAAGGAAACTAGGAAGAACACTATTGACACAGTAAGAGCAAGAGGCTTGAGACCACGTGAAAACGGTATGCAGTCTAAAGCTCCGCTAAAGGTCAAGAAGAACATTAGCAATCTCAGTAACGAAGATATGGATAGAATCAATAAGCGTGTAGCTAGAGGTGAAACCGTTACCTTCTAACTGAGTACTGAGTAAGGGGGAAACAATGAACGTTAGAGACTATTTCCTTTTCGGAAATCCAAACACAAATATCACTACAGATAGCAATCTGACGCCGGATATGAAGGAGTACTACGATAAAAATCTTATCAGGCTCACAGGTCCGCAGCTAATTCACGACCAGTTTGCACAGAAGAGACCAATTCCAAAGAATGGCGGTAAGGTTATTAAATTCAGACAGTACAAGCCGTTCCCAAAGGCACTAACACCACTTACAGAGGGTGTAACACCGGACGGAAGAAAGCTCCAGATGACAGAGGTATCTGCAACAATCAAGCAGTACGGCGATTACGTAACTCTATCAGACATGCTGCTTCTCACGGCACTAGATAACAACCTTCTAGAGTCACAGCAGCTACTATCTGACCAGGCAGGAAGAACACTTGATACAGTTACAAGAGAGGTTATGCACTCAGGTACTAATGTACTTTACGCAGGAGGTAAGTCGGCAAGAGCGGCACTAACCTCGGCTGATAAGTTAACGGTAGACACAGTCAAGAGAGCTGCTAGAATTCTTAAGAATGCTAACGCTCCAAAGATTGACAAGTACTACGTTGCTATCATTAATCCTGATACCTCGTACGACCTACAGTCTGATGAGGCATGGATTGATGCATCAAAGTATGCAGGTTCAACTCAGATCTTCGAGGGAGAGGTTGGAAAGATTGCAGGAGTAAGATTTATCGAGTCTACAGAGGCTAAAATCTTCAACGAGAAGAGCACATCCGGAGCTAGAATCTACGGAACACTGTTCCTGGGAGCTAACGCATACGGAACTACCGAGATTGAAGGTGGCGGACTCGAGATGATTGTTAAGCAGAAGGGATCAGCAGGAACGGCAGATCCACTCAATCAGAGAGCAACTGCTGGATGGAAGGCTGCAAAGACCGCAGAGCTTCTAGTTAGCCCTTATATCGTAAGATGTGAGCACTGCGTAACACTGGAATCTGATCCAAACTAATTCATAAAGCTAGCCTGTAATTCTGCAGGCTAGCAATATTGATATAAGGAGTAAGAATTATGGCAAAGAAAAACGAAGAACTAGAAGCTGTTGAAACTATGACAGATGAAGAGGTTACTGAGGCAGTAGAAAACGCTGCAGATGAAGAGGTTACTGAAAATACTGCTACGGTAAGCGATGATTACCTAGAAGAACTTGTTGAGATTATGCTGTTCAAGGATTCGGACAAATACTCTGATGATCTAGTAGTTACGCTTAATGGCAAGAACTATCAGATTAAGAGAGGCGTCAAGGTTATGGTACCGAGAAAGGTGCAGCTGGTAATCGAGGACTCTATGAAGCAGGCAGGGCTTGCCGCTGACTACGAAGAAGAGGCACAGCAGCAGTACAAGGAACTCGAGAATAGACTATAAGGCAGCTATAACGCTGTGTAAAGCGAGGGCTGAGGCTCTCGCTTAATTTATTAAGGAGACAACATGAAAAGAATCAGCGTAACAGTAGATATAAACAAAGTGAAGTCCATTATTGTTAATGGACTGGTACAGTTCGATGATGATGCAGCAATCGACATCAAGTTACTAAATGGCAGCAGCTCATTTGATTTCTCAGAGTATACCGCTGTAACAATCGAAATTATTCGTCCAGATGGAAAAGCCTTTGTTGATTGCATAGGAGACCATTTAACGGTTGAAGATGCGGCACAAGGATTTCTAACATATAAGCCGGTTCCAGAAGTCACAAAACTTGTAGGTTTGTACTTTGTGGATATTTCCATATATACAAACGGCAAGAAGATGACCACATCAAGATTTACGTACAACGTATCAGATGGAAACATAGATAATACCGAAATTGAAAAGGAAGAGTATTACCCTGTACTTCTTGCGCTTGTAAAAGAGGTATCAACATACAAGGCGGCCGAAGAAGCAAGGGAACGAGCAGAGAAGTTAAGAGCAAGCGAAACCGCAGGTATCATCGCACAGGCAAATAAGATTCTAGATAACATCCAGGAAAAACAAGGATATCTAGATGACTTGTATAGCGCATTTGTGCAGATAGCTAACGAGATAACCGGTAGCAACTTTGATGTTACCTCGCTAGTCACCGCATCGAGCCTAGAAACTAGGTTAAAGGGCATATATCCAATCAAAAACGGTAAAGATGGAATTGAAGAAGGACAGCTAGGATTTGATAAAACAAAAGGGTTGCTATATATAGGTGGCTCGGAAGTTAAGGTATTAAACAAGCCGGAAGTTGCTATATCAGGAACTGAACCAGAAGATAAGAGTCTGCTATGGCTAGATAACGTAAGCGGGAAGATTAAATACTACGCTGGCAGTGCATGGAGTGAGGCTAAATGCTTTGCAGTATATAAGTAGGTGATGATATGGCAACAACTCTATTTAATCAATGGGTGATACATAGTGGACCTAGAATCAGGCTTACCGCCACAACGGATTACTATCGCGACGGCGCTTATATGTATTACCGAATTAACACATATATCCACAACCTAGACTATAGTCAGTCGTGGTATGGGTGGTATCTGGATATGGCGGTGTACATAGACGGACAATATATGGGCACCACGAGGTTAAAACAGAATAAACCTATCAGATGGTCGGGCATTAGTAATTCGACGCCATATTATGCCGTTAAACGTGTTTCTGGCAATGCTAATATCAAGATTGTACTAACATCAAACAAACCTAGATACGGCCAGAGAGTGTGGGAAAGCGGCGGAGCTTTGCCGGCACCGCCATTAAGCACAGCCGGACTATTAACATTAAAAGATATTACTGAATCCGGAATGATAGTTAATATAAGCGGACTACCTACAGGATATGAAAAAAAGCTCCGTTTTTGGTATAGGGCAAAAGGTGAGGTATGGAAAGATATTGGGAATAAAACCGTGTCTAACAGCAGTAGAGATTGCAGCATGGCATTTAATGACCTTATAGCTAATACTAGCTATGAAATATCAGTAGAGGAATTCGTGGATGGCTACAAAATAACTTCGTTTGACTCAGTGATTGCACTACCTACTGCAAAAGGAGAGTTGACTACAACTACCACAGAAAGCGAACTGATAGCGGTTGAAGAGGTTAATTCAAACATTTCGTACACTAGAACGCTAGAGTGGTATATAAGGCCAGCAGGTGCAGGAAATTTTCAGTACATGGGAGAAGATGAACTACCTGCAGGTGTAAGCACAAAGGCGAGAAAGTTTGAAAAACTCACAACAGGCTGTAGATACGATGTTAGAACGCTCATTAAACGCAAGGACACCGTTTTAAAAGAGACTGTTGTATCTGATTCACTTAAACCAAGTAGCGCAGTTATAAAAGCTGAATCAGATACATATAGCAGCATCCAGGTAAACATATCTCACATGGTAAATACCGGGTGGGAACGCACCATAAAAGCGAAGTATAAAGCTGCGTTTGAATCAGAATATAGAGAAGAGAGTGTTACAACAGGAAGTGAAAGTGCGCCTATAAACCTAAAGAATCTTAAAGCTTTTACGGATTATGAAGTCGTGGTTGAAATCTATAGAGATTCTCAGATTATAAAATCTTGGAATGAAACTGTTAAGACAAGAGAAATGGGGTTTGTTGCAATTCCTGTTATTAAAAGTATTGAATCTGTTATCAGAACTAAAGATGCTGTTATCGATTGGCTTGTAAACGATGATAGAGACGAAATGAGCTATGACGTTGAATATAAGATTGGTGAAAGAGAGTGGACGAAGCTTATAACGACTAAGTATAAATCAAAGCTCACAATAACTTTGCCGAGCGGTAATACTGAATATCTAATCAGGATAAAAGGCTATGCCACAGATTCAACAAAGATATCTTATTCTCTGGCGATTCCAGTGTATACATATCACCGCTTCGAATATGACAGTATTGTTAATGCGCAAAACGAAATCGCTTTAACAAGTACTGAGGTAAATAGACTTATACGCTTTATCAATAAAAAAGTTGGTAGCAGTTTAATGTTTATTGAAGAGGGCGAACTTATCACACTTGAAAAGCATAATGAGTTAAGAAGAACGTTAGCTTTAAATGTTATCTCTAATGGAGATATTAAAGCTAATGACTGGATATCGCTTAAAAACAAGGTAAATGAGGGTTAAATATGAATACAGCAGAAGTAATTAAGACGGTTAACGATCGTTGTCCGAACACGTGCACTGACGAAGAAAAGATAGCGTATGTTAACGAGATAGAAAATATAGTTCAGAGAGAACTGTTGAATCTCGAAGAAAAAGACATGAAGAGGCAGGTAACTAGCGATACGCAAACAGAAGAGCTGCTACTAGAAAAGCCGTTTGATTTAATTTATGTATATTATGTGGCAGCTATGACGTGTCAGGCTATGGAAGAGTGGGATTCGTTCAACGCCTGGCTTAGCTTATACAATAGCCGAGCAGTAGATGCACGTAACTATTACATCACAAAAAGTAATAGGTTTAAGAACTTAAAAATTAAAAACTTCTTTTAGGAGGTAGTATGCTACTCAAGGAAATACAGCCGAAGATAAACGGCAAACAGTCGGTATTACAGTTCAAAGGATATAACGCAAATGCTGTAATAGATGATGGCGAAATGAGAGATATGTACAACTTGTCATCAGATAAGTACCCTGTACTCTCTCAAAGAGCACCAAGAAATATCATAGATATGCCGGTGCAACATCCAAGAGATATCATCGTAAAAAACAATGTGCCATACATCATAGATAGATATGAGGTAGATGGAGAAGTAAGGACATTTATCAAATATTCCAAAGGTGGCACGGATTACCAAAAACGAATAAATAACATTATGCCTAAAACTATGGTGGCACATAATAACAAAATCTGCATATGGCCAGACAAGGTGTATCTAGATATTACAGATAACACTGTAAAGCACATGGATGCATCGGTGCGCGCCACGGCAACAATTAAGCCAGGCAGCATATATTTAGTTGGTGCAGATCTATCTGAATTTTCTGTTGGTGATGCGATTGAAATATCGGGGTGTAAAAAACAGCCTGGAAACAACACGGTGATTGTTATTAAAAGCATAGAAGGTAGCACAATTACCACTTACGAGAATTCATTCAGAATGCCGAGTGACGATGTAACTAAGGAGTCGTATGTTGAAGAGGAAGTAAAACTCGCACGAGACATCCCGGACCTTGATTACGTTATGGAAAGCAATAATAGATTGTGGGGCTGTAGGAGCGAGGACAACACAATCTATGCTAGTAAGTTGGGAGACCCACTTAACTGGAACTACTTCCAGTCGCTAGCAAACGATTCATACGCACTAGAGGTTGGTTCAGATGGTGAATTTACAGGGTGTGCTGCATATCCTACGCACCTAATTTTTTTCAAAGAACATCATATGCATAAAGTGTTCGGAAGCATGCCAAGTCAATATCAGCTATACAGCACTGAGTGCTTCGGAATAAGAAAAGGCTCTGATAAATCGGCTGTAATCGTGAATGGTGTGTTGTACTACCATTCATTAACAGGCGTAATGGCTTATGATGGCGGAACATATCCGGTAATGATATCCGAAGCATTCGGAGATTATCAGTTCAAATCAGCTGTTGGCGGAAGTAATGGTAAGAAATATTACATTTCGATGCTAAATGAAAGCGAAAATAAGTACAATATCTTCACTTACGATATACTTCGCAGACTATGGCACAAGGAAGATGAAACAAAAGTAACAGCTTTTGCAAATGTGAATAACGAGCTTATATACATAGCAGATGGCAACATCTGGACCACTACAGGAAAACGTCCGGAAGATGATATTAAGTGGTTTGCTGTATTCGGACCATTTGATGAATTTGTAGAGAATATGAAGTCTTATAAAAAAATAAATATGAGACTAGATATGCAGCCGGGAGCACAACTAAGGATAAGTACTCAAAGTAGTAACGGTGAATGGGAGCCAATATACGAGTGCGAAACAGAGCGAGGGAAAACGCTTAGTGTTCCAATTATCCCTAATAGGCAAGCGAAATTCTCTATAAAAATTGAGGGAGTGGGAAGAACAGATATTGAATCACTTACAAGATACTATAGAGGCAGGAGTGATAGACCATGATAACTGTACCAAATAGAACAGATATGTCAGATGAAAGCCTTGCACTCAGGACGATAGATGAAAACTTGCGAAAGCTCGCAGATGAAGTACTCATGGAAATCATGAATGTATCAAAAGAACCAAGCAAGAAAAAAGAAACATCTGAAAGCAAGATAAATAAAGAAGTACCCAGAGTCCATATCGCCTATGCAAGTAGCGGAGATGGCACAGTGGGGTTTAGCACCACGGATAGCACCGGAAGAACATATATAGGAATCTACACAGATCTTAAAGATGTAGCTAGCGCAGATCCTAAAGCGTATAAGTGGACGAAAGTCAAAGGTGATAATGGCGTAAGCGTAAGCTCTTATACTAGGTGGTATTATTTAGCGGTAGAAACCCCAGAGAAACCAGCACTTAAAGTTCCACCTAGACCGTGGACTATAACAGAACCTAACTACATAGAAGGGAGTACAAACAACCTATATTATGTGGACCAGAGCGTTTTCTCAGATGGAAGCTTTTACTACTCGGATGTTCAAGTGTCAAGCTCGTATGCTGCAGCTAAAAATGCATTTATCAAGACTTTAGAAAATCATCAAAAGACACTAAAGCAACTCGAAGACTTAAGCAGACAGACGAAAAAAGAAATCGCAGATGCAGCGGATAGCATATCCAGGAAGATTAAGACAGAATATTACTCATCAGCCGATATGGACGACAAGATTGCTAATATTGAATCGCAAATAACACAAACGGATAATGCTGTAAATGTTAAGTTTAGCGAAGCTCTCAAAAACATAAATGATCTAAAGTTTGATTCGGATAAAAAGTATAGCGAGATTATAAGTACTATAAGGCTAGACAAGAACGGAATATCTATAGGCAAAAGCGGTAACAGAATATCCATGAATCTAGATAACGACAAACTGAGGTTCATGCAAGAAGGAATAGAGGTTGCGTATATGAGCGATAACAAGCTATATATACAAAATGCGGAGGTACTCAGCAGTATAAAGCTTGGCAAATTTGCATTTATGCCTGATACCGAAACAGGCAGTTTATCATTTGGAAAGGTAGAAGATTAATGGCAAATACATGCATATATGAATTCATCCCGGTAGATAAAAAATACAGCTCCCTTGAAGAGGGATACGGATGCATTATACCGGGATACTCAACGGTAACACCAGTGGTTCGTGGCACGCTTACAGATAAAATGAAGCCTTACTATTTGTATGCATCGACCTACGATGAAGAGGTAAGGCTAAAAACAGTTACTATTTGTGAAAACCAAAAAGTAAACGTGAATGAATTAAAGAGTCCAAATTCATACACTATAACCGAAAATGGAGATGAATTAAATTATAGATTCGAACTCCCAGATGTAGTGATACCAACTCACTATTTTTCGCCAGCATATCATGAATACGAACCGCTAATAGCATACATCAGCGCTGCAAACGAAAAGAATACATTGAATGAAGGTGGTAAATGTATTACAAAATTGGCACTTTATGGCGAACCGAGAATCACAGTAGTTAAGAATCCTTATGAGTCAAACGCAGATGGAACGGCGAAAAAAGGTGGAAGTTATCGAACTGCACAGGTTCAAGTTGGCTGGTTCCCTATAAACGTGAGTGGCGCAGCAAAGATAATAGATAAAATAACTTTAAGCGGAAAAATCAAAAGGTCGAATGAATCGGCTTACAAACCTACCAGCATCACTACGAAACTAGTTAATGCAGATACCAATGCATCCGGCTGGGTTACATCAACATATGATGTAACTGTGGCAGTTAATAAATCGTATACACACAACTTTGCACTATATGCATCAGATGGACTAGGTGGTGACGGAGTGAGCCACATGTTCCTCCAATCTGATTTCAAATTGTTTGACTTTAGAGTAACCGGAAGGGGGTTTGCACTTGGCAAACCATCCGAAAGAGATGCATTTGAATGTGATCTCGATATGATTGTATCGAAAGGTGCGGAATTCAAAAAAGAAACAGTGTTCAGAGGACCCGTTAGAGGGCATAGAAACGGAGTGGTAATTATTGATATAGAAATTACTACAGACACTGCGTTAATGAATTCAACTAGATTCCCTGGAGCGAAATACATATTTGAACTAGCACTACCTAGAGATATGGTAGGAGAGCAAGTAGATGAGAAGTGGCTGCCTGAACTGTATCCTGAAAAGATTTGTTCAGAGCTATATCCTATATGCGCACTAGAAACGAATACAGAGTCGGGGCTATATGAGCAATCAGCTAATGATATCTACCTTAAGGTATACCTAACGAGAGAGCCTAAAGAAGATATCAGAATCAATTGCAAGTTTACAAAATCTATGAGTTTAGAAGCGCAGGACGCTGCAGGAGGTAATTAATGAGCATAGGTTCAGTACATGGAGCAACGAAAGAAATAAAAACCGTAACCAAAGATGTGGTTGTGGCTACAAACGGTGGAGTGGCAATGAGGTCTGTTTCACAATCAGAACTAGGAATACCTACGGACAGTAAAGTAATACTTGCGCAAGTTCATCCAAAACACAGGGCTGATGTAGACGATGTGTGGACTGCGGTATTCTACGGCTATTCTTGGGATGATAAAAAAAGAAGTGTCGAAATTGCAGTAAATGGAAGATTGACAGGGCTACAGAAACAAGAATTTGAAGTAAATATTTTATATTACTAGGAGGAAGTTATGATAGGTATAGTACATGGGGGGGTAGAACAAAAACCCAAGAACGCGTTACACTAGGCGGTACGTGGACTGCGCCGCAGAATGGAACGCTTGTATGCACTGGACGAGCGCAAGCTGACTCGGCATATATTTTCATCAAAGACAAAAATATTGATGCATATATCGGAATGCACACTATAGAGTACAACCAACACTATGGTACGATAACTGTGCCCGTAGTGGCAGGACATGTGTATGAAGTTAGGCGAGGGTCCTGGCAAGCTCAAAGCGATTTATTCATATACGAATCATAATTTTGTTAATCGACTACCACGTTGTAGTAGGATGTACTGGAAACGTCATCAACTGTTAAGTTGGTGGCGTTTTCTGCATTATGAAGAGAGCGAAAAATCGTAAATACAAGTGTAATATGTAATAAAAAAAGAAAACCGGGAGGAAGGCATGGCAAATAAAGATCCATTTAAAAGCGCATACAGCGAGCAGATTGCAGCACTTGTTCAGAAAGCACAGGATAACACAGCTAATTTTAAGTACGATCCTATGACAGATGCGTCATATCAGGCACTTGCTAAAGAGTATGCAAGACTAGGTGACAGGGCTAATGAAAATACAATTGCAAACCAAGCAGCATTAACAGGTGGTAGGGCTAGTTCTTATGCGGTAAGTGCAGCGGCACAGGCACAGAATCAGTACAATCAAGCCTTAACAGATAAGATACCAGAGCTTGAACGTTTAGCATATGACAGATTTAATGCAGATAGAAACTACGGACTAAATCTACTTGGAACCATGAAGTCATTAGATGATTCGGCGTTCAATAGATTTACTGATCAGAGGAACTTTAATTATCAGCAAGGAAGAGACAATGTCGCTGATCAACACTGGGATAAAACGTTTGATTACCAGAAGTTGCGAGATAGCGTTGCTGATTCACATTGGGATAAAAATTTTGATTATCAAAAGCAGAGAGACAATGTGTCGGATAGCCATTGGGAAAGAAACTTTGATTATCAGCAAGGAAGAGACAGCGTGAGCGACTCACACTGGGAAAGAGAGTATCAGTTAAAAAAAGACTCAGCCTCTAGAGCAGGTCGGCGCTCTGGGGGCGGTAGACACGGCCGAAAAGGAAGAAGAGGAAGAGGTGGAAGTTATCAAGAGCAATCAACACAAGTTGTATCATATGTTCCTAGTGTTGCTGCTCAAATTGCCCAGAATGCAGTGAAAGGGATTTTAACAGGCAAAGCCAAAAAAGGTAAGTCGGTTAAATCTCAAACGTATAAAAAGGCTGCCAGAATGGGATACGCTCCTATAGCGTTTAGAAGAAATACACCTGCAGAGGCAAGAGCAGCTGCAAGAAAAGCAGTAAAGAGAATTATCTACGGAGATAACAAGCATTATGTAAGCAAAGACCCTGTAAGGCGTGCGAATGATATATTCAATAATACGCAGATGGCAGGCGTAAATAATAATTCGGATAGACGTGCGCTATATGCTCTTAAAGGTTTAATTGAATCTAAAAAATCTGACTTGCTTAATGCAGCGTGGACTGTTACCTCAACACCTACACTCGATCCTAAGAGTATGCATCAGGATCTAAAGAGATACAGCGAACTAGGATACATCAAGAACGGAATGCTAGACGCTGACAAGCTGTCAAAAGATGCTAGAGATGCATTTAGTGGATTTTATAAATACGTAGAAAAAACGAGACAAAAAGCCGAAGCGCTTAACTACATGGCGAAAGAGGCAGGTATTTATAAAACAGAACTGCAGTATGATACCAAAGCAGGTAAGTTCAAGAGAAAGCTATACTTAAAAGATAAAAACGGCAACGAACCAAGAGAGGGCGTAATTGAAAAGCCTAGCGCTGGTCAGAAGTTTGCTATAGATATTGCGCAAGGAACACTAGGCTTCCTTGCTGATTTAGCTGTAGGTAAATTTACAGGTGTAGGAATACTTCCTGTAATGGGCGTAAACGCATTCGGACAAGGCGCAGGAGATGCGAGAGCTGCAGGTGCTGGTATATATTCTCAGTGGGGCACAGGATTAACGAATGCAGGAATCAATATCGGAACTGAAAAAATGTGGAGTACATCAAATATTATGAGAAACTCTACAGGTAGAGGACTTCTGGATAACAGCGCGGAAAAGTTTGCTAACAAAATGGCGGCTAGATTTGCAAAGGGAACTGCGGCAGATGAGATAAGATATAAAGCGATTAAACTCGGTCTTGCTGCATCATCCGAAGGTGTAGAAGAATTCATGAATGCAATTCTGCAGCCTATATCTGATAGATTTTACGATCCTGATGCGTTTAAGAAAATCGCAGAAAATCCTACAGGCTACCTTGCGGATGCTGTGTACCAGGGGATAGTAGGTACAGCGATAGGTGGTATTGTTGGTGGACCTAGCGGAGTAAATATGGATATTGAACTGTCTGCAGAAGATAAAGAAAAAATACTGCAGGCAGGTCTTGCTATGTCTGAAAAGTCCAGTGCAAACAATTTCGCTAGATCGATTGACAAGAACAGGCTTAAGGGCGGTAAAGTTCTGAATAACGCTATTTTGGATTTAAAACATAAAATTGAATCCGGAAGAGAATTAACAGAACATGATCAGGTGCTCTTAAGCGCTGCAAAGAAATCACGCATAAGAGGCGCAGAGAATGTATCCGGTAGTTTTATTATCAGATCCGAAGAAGGACTAAACACTGAATACGATAGAGAAAAAGCATCCGTGCTTTTAACTCAAAAGGTTGCGAATAGAGAAAAGGAAGTAAGGAAGTATCTATATGAAGCAGATACTCCTAAAAAGACTGTTGATGAACTATCATTCCCGGTGGCTAGAATATTAGAGGGAACAGGAAGTAGTGCAGATGTAGAAAATGTACTATTCACAGTAGACAACAATCCAGCTCTCGAACTAATACAGAATGAAACAACACAGGATTTAAACATAGGAATGCTGCCTAGAATGAACAACGGAATGATAATGGGCGGTGCTAGAGAAACGCAGCACTTCAAGAAAGAATTAAACTCATTTATGGGAGCGAGATACGAGAGCAACGTTGAAGAAATATTACCAAAAGCAAAGGATGCAGCAAAAAAAGAAATGCTAGCATCTATTGGCATGACAACAAATCCAGAAATAGAAAAACTGTTCGACGAAGGCGCAAAGAATGTGAAGGAAGGCGAAGAGTTTATAAACTATGCACACGCATTTAATTACTTCTACGATTCTGGAAGAAGAGGATTAGACTACAAGAATCTTGACAAGGCTATATTCCAAAGCGAGCTAGTACCTGCAGATATCCGTAAAAAGATATATGAGATAGGGAAAGCCGAGAGAGAAGATAACAACATCATTACAAACAAGTCAAAGCTACCGATAGGATTTAAAGCCGGAAGAGTAACGCTTGGCGAGAACGTAAGCATGAGTAGTTCTATGATCAATGCATACAGAACACTCGCTAAGTCTTTTGGCGTTGAAATATCTCTTGAAGAGAATATCAAAGACTCCGAAGATAAGGAAGTAAACGGCTATTACAAGAATGGAACTATCCATATCTCCATGAAATCAGATAGCCCGGTTATCGATGTTCTAAAACATGAGGTAACACACCATATCCAGGTTAATTCACCTAGACAGTATGCAGCATTTAAAAAGTATGTGCTTGATGAATTCTATAACTCAAATCTTGCTGAGTATGAAAATAAACTCAACAAGTATATGAATGACTACAAGGACATATCACGTGCCGAAGCAGAAGATGAATTGCTAGCGGATGCTACAGATGTATTCTGGAAAGGTGATGCCGATGCAGAAGCAGCAGTCAAAACACTTGTAGAAAAAAATAAAAGCCTTGGAGAGACAATCCTCAAGGCTATTAAGTCTACGGTAGATAAGCTAAACACATTAAGCAAGAATGTTATAAACGCATTAAAAGGGGAATACCGCGGTAAGTGGCTTGAAGAACTAGGAATCCTGGAAAAAGCACAAGAAATGTGGACAGAAGCTTTAATGAATCCTGAAATAGATAAATTTGAAGAGGCTGTTAATAACGATGATGAAATCAAATTCATGTATAAGGGTAAGGATTCAGAGGGCAGAGATGTATTCTCCATTTCTAGCAAAACGAAAAAACTCACAAAAAAAGAAAAGCGAACAGAATTAACGGAGAGGTTTGAAAACGGAGAAGTATTAAATGTTGAATTCGATAACGGCAAAGGTAGAAAGTATACAGCTAAGCCACATGAGAATTTCGCAGGAAAGAATTTTTACGGTGACAAACAAACAAAATCGATTAATGCATTTAATAAAAAGGTGAATCTATTCTATGAAGGAGATTTATCGAAACTGTTACAGAATTCGGAATACATAAGACCCGGAGATGAAAAGAAGGGACACAAAAATGTAATCGGATGGGAGTACTACAAAAAAGAAATTGTAATAGGAGAAACGCCGTATAAATTATTGATTAATGTGCAAAACCGAATTGATGGGGATTTTATTTACAACATTAAATTCGAAAAAATAAAAAAAGACCAACATTGGCAAGCTATCAATGAAGATAGTAAAAATAACGCCCATGTTGGTATTGATGATGCAAATTTATCACAAAACAACGAAGAGGTCAAGGAAAAATACCAGAGAAAAAACAATATCTTTGATATCCCTAACAATCAGCAAGCTGATTCTAACACCATCAGGCAGCTTAACAAGAAAATCGACGCACTAATCCTAAACCAGACTAAAACAAAGGGAACCATACCTAAAAGGTCATCTGTTGTTAGTTATCTGAAAGAACTAATAACAGAGGTCGGTTCAGATGTAAAAGCAGAAGATTTACGTATTGACTATCACAATCTTTATAAAGCAGCTAAATCAGGTGATGATGCAACAAAAGAGAGGTTATTAAACGAAATAACAAGAGAGATTGTTAAGAATACCTATGAGACTAATCGCATATCTCCAGAAATAAGGGATGTACAGAGATACCTAAAAAATATGACTATCTCTATCGATGAAGATTTAGAAGCAGAAATCAAAAATAGATACGGTACATTTGGGAAGTTTAAAGATTATATCGATGGCGCTTTCAAAATAAAACTTAATAAGAACATCGATAGAATGGAATACGCTGTTCCAGTTGATGACATGCTATCTGAAATGAACGAGCTGTTCGGAGACACTATCAAGGTTGACGGACGAAGCCTAGACGATGTTACAGATTTTGTTACAGCTCTAGCTACAATTGCTGAGTATGCATCGGTAAAAGATAATAAAGTCTATCTTTTTGATGGCAGTGCAAATCTAACTCAGTACACCGAAAAAGAAATTGCTGAATACGAAGATGAACTAATAAAGGATGTTAAAGCTAATTTAGAAGCCAGCCTTGGCGAGATTAAGTCTATTGTTACTTATGCAGATAAGCAAGAGGCAAGAATCAGTAAGCTGAAAGCTAGCATGAAAAGAAGTGCTATGAATAAGCCGGAGCAGGCAAAGTCAAAGAAGCTCATTAACAAGCTAATTAACGACACTGGTTCAAAGATGCCTATAGAAGATGGTATGAGAATCTATGAGGAAGTTTGGACGGCCGTACACCAGGCATCACCGAACGCTAATGCAGCATATTCTGCAGCTGCAAGGTTATCAAACGCACTTCTTAATTCAAATGAAACAAATATAAAGGAAAACCTACAAACCAAGAAGCAAGTAATAGATCTACTCAGCGTAGGTAAAATTTATATTTCTCCAGAATTAGCAAAGAAACTAAACTACCAGGAATTAAAGGCTAGATACGGCCATGCGTTAAGATTTACAACAGATATCAATAGCGAGCACACAATGCCTGCTGAACTGGTGTATGACTTCTTCCAGAATAAACTAGGTGAGAAATACCCTGAACTATTCGCATCAGATGCATCAGATGCAGAAGAAGCTGTAAAGAATCTATGTAACGCTGTAGATATGGTTGAAACATCTGCAGAGACAGACGGTCTAATTAATGGTGAGTATAAAAATGTTGCTAGTGATATCACTGAATTAATACTAGATAACGCAATTTCTATGAAACCAGAAATGACCTATGCAGATAAGCAGCAAGAAAAGCTTAAAGCTGCTGTAAAGGAAGCAAGAAACAAAATAAAAGAAAGGGAGACTATAAAGAGACAAAAAGCAGAAAAGAAACATGAAGAGGAAATAGCAGAAAAAGACAAGGCTATAGAAGAACTTGAAAGTGCTATTAAAGAAGAAAGGGAGTCAGTAAGCGAGCTAAAGCGAGATTTAAGAAAAGAGCGCAGCGAACTGAATAGAAAGAGCAAGGCGATTAATAGCATTAAGTGGTACTCTAACAAATTATCAAACAAGCTGTTAAAACCTACCAATACGCAGTTCATGCCAGAAGAGTTTAGGAAATCTATCGCAAAGGTTCTATCTGAGATGGATTTTTCTACAGATCGTGGCGACGCGTTCTATGAAACGCACGGATATAACAAGACCTATGAAAACTTCATGGAATTAAAAAACGAATATCGCAAGGTGCTTGAAGAAAAGAACGACGGTGATAGTACATTTAGTTTTGTTGAGGATGAAGATTTTATGAATCAAATCGATTCAGTTCTTGAGGCGTTAAAAGAATCAAGGCTTGTCGATATGGATGCAGACACAATCGAAAACGTTAGGGATGTAATTAGAGGTTTAGACAGCATTATAAATAAGCATAACGATATGCTTAAGTATGACCAGTATAAAACAATCAGCGAAACAGGAAATGCGGTAATTAACGAACTCAGTAAAAAGGCAGAAAAGAATCGTTATGCTGGCGGAGCTAGTGCTGTATCCAAGTTCATATTCTCGAGGAACATTAATCCTGCAGATAGGTTTGCTGTACTGGGTGGCACGCTTAATAAACTGTTTAAAGAGATAACAATCGGCTTTGATGATCACGCTATGAATGTTAAGGGCGCCCAAAATGAATTTCAAAGAATTCAAGAAGCTGTAGGAGAAGATGCATTTAATACTATCTGGGAAGATTCAAAAGTAGAATCATTTAAGCTAGAATCTGGGAAAACCTTAAACCTAACTCATGGGCAGATGGTAACACTATTCCTTCTCAGCGAAAGAAAGCAGGCGCTGGAACACATTCTTACTGGCGGTATTCAGACTGCAGAAGTTAAACCGAAGAAACTCGGCAAAAACACTGTACTTAGAAAAAGCTCCATGCAGAGAGAAAAGATAACGCGTAGTGATATTATAAATATCGTTAAGAGCTTATCTCCGGAAGAAATAAAGTGTGCAAAGATGATTCAGCATTATCTAAATACAACAGTTTCTGACTGGGGAAATGAAGTATCTATGAAAGTATGGGGATATAACAAGTTTACAGAAGAAAACTATTTCCCTATCAAAATTGCAAGAGAAACTGTAGATGCTAATGTTGAAGAGGCAGCGGTAACTAAAATTATCAATCCAGGATTTGCAAAGAAGACGAAACCATCAGCAAAGAATGCGGTTGTATTAGATAACGTATTAAGTGTCGCATCAAACCATATAAGCGCTATGAGTGCGTACCAGGCACTATCTATGCCACTACAAGACCTAGAAAATGTGTGGAACTATAGAGGCTATGGAGAAGATGGCGTAATTAAAGGCTCTGTTAGAGAGGCGATTGAGCGTGCATATGGTAGAGAGGCTAACGAATACATAGAGAAATTTTTAAAGGATGTAAACGGAAATATCGCAAAAAGCGAGATGCCTATCACAACTAAGATTATAGGAACCGCAAAGCGTGCTGCAATTGCAGCCAACGGAAGAGTGGCCATGCAGCAGCCTATGTCAATCGTTAGAGCATCCGCCGTGATAAATCCAAAATATCTAGCTAGGAGCAAGTATTCACGCGACGCGGTAAAAGAGATGCAACAGCACTCAGGTGTCGCTGTGTGGAAAGACCTAGGCTATTATTCAACAGACGTAGGGCCAAGCCTTACTAATGCCATGATTAACAAGGAAAATAAACTAGAGAAAGTGACTCTTGATATGTACGGTTTCCTTGACAATATGACATGGGGTAAAATCTGGGGTGCTTGTAAGCTCAAGGTTGAAGATACAATGAACATCCATGAAGGAGACGAAGGATACTGGCAAGCGGTAAATGAACAGTTTAGAGAAGTTGTGTATAGAACTCAGGTATTCGACTCTGTACTATCAAGATCTGAACTAATGAGGCAAAAGGATGTAGGTTCATCAGTGCTTACAGCGTTCTTATCTGAGCCAA